CAGACCCAGAATCTAAGACTTTAATTGACTTTAAAGTCTTTTTACCGAGATAAGTTCTAAACTTATGGATTCCTGTATTTGACGCTGTTGTGAATCCAACTGTATTAATTCCAGTTATGTAATCATTAAAAGATGGATACAATCTAACAGTTTTATTATTTAAAACCCTTACAAAATAAGTTGCATTTTCCAGCAGGAATCTATTTTGATCAGCATTTGAACCAAGATATGTTCCGATACTAACTGGAGAATTTCCGTTAGATTTATATACTACAGCTTCACCATTTGAAAATTCGTGATTCGATAGAAATGTTATTGTTTCTGCAGTTTCGCCAACGCCACCAAAATTACTCAGAAGTCTCGCATCAAAATCAACTTCTCTAAAAGTTTTTTCTACAATAGGTTCTAATAAACATCCACTACCATTACCACCTTGAATACTTAATGAAATAACTTTTTCAAGTTCAATATTTTGCGGATCTACTAGTACTTCTTTAACAGAACCACTTATAACTGGTTGAACAAGTGAAGTTGTACCAGATCCAGTTGGTGGTCCAGATACAATTATTTGTGGTGGATTAACTACATCATAATCAATTCCAGAGTTTAAAATGCTTATAGATTTTAATGGTCCATAATAAATCTTATCTTGAGATTTATAATTTTTTATTTCGACACCATTGACCAACATTCCAATAAACTCTTTATCATTCTCTACTCCATCATTATCTTTGATGACTTCTCTAAGTGGAAATTTCCTTAATAATTTTTGTGGTTCAATATTTTTATTAAATTTAGATTCCACTACAAAACTATGCTTTCCACCAACTCCAGGAGAAAGAGGATTGAATGTAATATAATCATCTATTTGAATAAATGAATTTGATGCATATAATTTTATTTGTTTTGGATCAGTTAATACTTTTACAAAATATTTCCCTGTAGCAAGTCCAGATATTGGTGTTGTTTCTGGACTATAGATTACAGCATCTCCTGTCAAAAATGGTATAGAAGTTGGGAATGAAATAATAGAATAATCATCATCTGATAGTTCTTTTTGAATTGCACCGCTTTGAGTAGTTGCTGCGCCAATAAAAGTCGAAGCTGTACCAACTCTTATTGATGGTTTGGATGGTGTTGCATCAAGTCTGAAAGTGTATGATGGCAAAGAATTCGATGCCACATACATAAATTCATTTGCATCATCGGAATACACATTCTGAACATCTGCAAATAAAGTATCATTACCATACTTCAACGGTACTAATTCACTAGATGTTTTCTTAATGATTCTTCTTAATAGATGTGGTATCGAAGTCGAAGTGGTATATCCAACATAACTTAAGGTAACTTCTTTTGTTCCCCCATCAATACCTGTTACTTTTGCATTGGAAATTCTAACAGAACCAGTAACAGCATTAATAATATCAACTCTATCATTAACCTTTAAACTAGAAGAATCTATATCAGATTTTAAAGTAAAAACTTTAGATGATAGATTAAAAGAATCAACTTCAAAAGTACAGCTAGTATTATATACCCAAGAATTTGCAAAAATTTGCTTATAAGTTCTGTCGTTGGGGTTGCTTGGATTTTTTATTAAGTCACCTAGGTGTTTGATATAAATTTTTTCATTTTCAAGATTTAAAGCTTTATCTTCAATCATCTGTAAATTTGAAATTATGGAACATACTTTTAATTCTACTTTCTTATCTAAATTTCCATTTTCAAATCCAAAAATTGTCTGATTTGATCTTATCGAATCTTTGTTCGAAATATTTTCAGATATACCTGAACAATTTAAAAGTTGATTTACAGTTTTATCTGTATATACAATAGTATTATTTCCAGATATTGCTGTCCCAGATTTCTCAAATCCAATTGTCGAATCTACAGTAATAATTGAAGATCCTATTGAAACATCACCAATTACTTTAGTATTTGCTGTTACTGTAAGGTCACCTTCAATTAAGTCTTGATCGCTATACCCAATGAATAAACCTAGTTTATAATATACTTTATTTTTTCTGGTTAAAATTTCTACTTCAGATACAGCTGCACTTGTTTTAGTATCTAAAGAACTATAAATTGTTTGCCCAACTAAATTATTTGGATTTCCAGAAATTGCTTCGGTTAAAATAATAACTCTTCTAATGTACTCTGAATCAGATGGTTTAAAAAGAAATTGCTCTAGGTCAATTACTTTTGGAGTAACTCCATACAAAACTTTATAGAGGATTTTAAAAGATTCTTCAGTACCTTTTGACTGATAGAATGATCTTGCTTCTTTTAGAAAATTGCCAACATTTAAATCGGAAACAAAATCAACATTTTCCAAACCTGGAGCAATAGAATATTTGATTTTATTATAAAATTCTTTTAAAAATAGAGAGCTTAGATTTTGTACAGAAGAATATTGCGTATGTGAAGATGCGGTTGTTTCTGAAAAAACTAATTCTTCTGGATTATTTGAATCTCTATAACTAGTAATTCCACTAAATCCTCTAACACATCCAGTGAAAGAGTTTGTTGTAATTCCAGTATATGTAATAATTTCATCATCAATCTTTAGCAAACCATAATATTGGGGAAATCCCTTTGTACTCAAAACATTGATTGTTGAGCTAGTAGAGGTGATTGAAGAAGTTATTGAAGTGAATCCAACAATAACTTCTGGAGTTAAGTTGTCAAGATTAATGTAAGAATTAAAATTCTCAGAAATATCCGATGGACCACTTGGATATTCTTGAGAAATATAATATTGTTTTAAAAATTCAGATGCCTTTGGGCTTTCATCTAATATGAATGCAGGTAACTGATTTTCAATAATTTGATATGCCTTTACCTTTGATTCGATACCAGTTTGAATCATATTATCCTCTCTTTAGCTCTCCGTTTGAATAACTTGAAGTTACTTTAAATCCTACTCCTGAAATCTTCTCACCAGAAGAAATAGTATCCTTTACCATATTTATGGTGCTCTTTGAAACATCAAAATCCAAATACAAATCTTTTAATCCAATAACATCATTCGATTCTGGATATGCTTGAATCTCAATAATATTGTTTTCTAGTTCAGTTTCTGTAATAACTGTAGTTGAAAGCATTATTTCTCCAGTAACATAATCAACAGTTCCAGCAGATTTAATAATTACTCTATTTGTATTATTTTCTTTGATTTGCTTTACGATTGATAAAATTCCAGTCTTCTTATCTGCATTTGGAACATCTGTTAAATAAACTGTTTCCAATTCTCCAGAAATTTTAAATCCAGTGGATTTAATATTAAATCCAGCAGAATCCACATGGAAAGCATTTCCAAAGCAAAGTTCATATTGAGCAGATTGATTAACTAATGCTTTTAAATTCCTTCTAATTCTTACTCGGGTAATATTTGAAGTAATTGATCTATCTACATTATCAATTACATTCAAAATTTTACTATACTTAAATCTACCACCAAACTTATTAACCTCAACAGAATTAGAATAAGATTGTAGTGAATTGGTAATATTAGTTTTTAAATCATTGACATTATTAACTTGTGAAGAATTATAATAGACATATGAATCAATCTCAACATAAAGAACCTTCAGATCTATAATTTTTTGATTGATACCTGTCAGTGAATAATTTTTTAATCGACTTAAAATAAAATCTTTATCGAAGTCAGATATAAAATCTCCATTTTTTGGTTTAATACTTATCTGAACTGTTCCAAATTGAGGTGGATTTAATTCTTCACCCCCAACAACAGATACTGATTCTGTATTTGGATAGATTGATTGAATAATCGCTTCATAATCTCTAGCTGTTACTGCCCTATATTGTGCTGAGTACAATCTTGGTGCAAAATATTTAATTGATTCTACTGGTTCAATGCTTGTTCCATTAGAAGACTTATTAACTGTAGTTAAGGTTGTAGAAGATACCGTTGCAGATCCTCCTAGAGAATCAACAAATGTACCTGCAAAAGCAAAATTTGTAGCTCCATTCCCCTCTTCACCATCAGTAACAATATAAGTTACTGTGATGATTGTGCCATTTTCAAGTTTTTTACCAAAGTAACCATCACCAAAAAGTAATTCATACTTCTCATCCTGTATCTCTTGAATTAAATAAATTTCAGAAGTTGAATTAATGCTCAGAATATTATCAACTCTTTGATATTCTCTACCTACCCCTGTATCTGATGTACCTTTTACTTTAACTATAATAGTCTGAGTATCAATATATGAGTTATCTAAGATAAATCTTTGGTCTAAACTACCATCAACTGTAAAGGTCTTTTTCAGTAAAGTTCCTTGGTAAATCTCAATTGGTTCGTCAGCAGTTCCAAAAGTTGCTGTCTGATTTGTGACTGTGGTAGTTATATTTTCTGGGATTGAAAAGATATATGAATTCTCATTTGATGCCGTTCCAACGCACACAGGACCCCTTGCTTCAAGAGTTAGGGTAGGGCTGGTGAATGAACTACTAACGCCCACCTGAAGCGTTACAGACGCTCTGGAGCATGTCCTAGAGCGAGGAACATATCCTATCGTTCTGGCAAGAGATACGACGTTTTCACGAAGAGTTGCTGAGTCAAGAAATGCCTCATTGGCTGCCATATTCGTGTTAAATGCATTAATATAAGTGTTATATGCTAGGGCATTTAACAAGACAGAGAAATTAGAACCTTCAAAATCAAAGTCCGTGAAGTTGCTGTTCGCACGGAGATAATCCTTGATTGAAGTCTTGATTTGATCGAAGTCTAGATTCGTAAATTTAGTGAAAGGCATTTTATCTTGCTGCCTCTAATATAAATGTGTATTCTTGTGTTGGTATTTCTTGACCAATAATATCAAAATTAACGGTTACTTCAAAAGCATTATCATCTGGTCTTGCTTCTACAATAACAACTAAATTAGAAATTCTTGGTTCATAATTAGAAATTGCTTCTGCAATTTCATTTTCAAGAACTGATGCTGTACCTGCATCAACAAATTCAAATAATGTAGAATAAACGTCAGATCCAAAGAGAGAGTCAAAAAATCTCTCTCCTTGGATCGTTTCAACAATATTTCTCACTGAGCGACGAATAGCAGCTTCATTTTTCAATACAGGCAAGTCCTTTGTAACAGGGTGAGGTTCAAAGGACAAACTTATATCTTTAAATCCGCGTGAAATGCGTTGAACTGCCATTTAATGATTATTTCTTCACTTTATTTATACCTATTGCCAGGGAGAACCATAGTTTGGTTCTGTTCCATATTCCCAATCATCGTAACTTTCATCATTTCGAATTTTCTTATGTAAATCACTCTGTTCTTTAAGATGATGTTTTTTTCCAAGTTCATCATGCATAATTTCTTGAATGACTTTTGGTTTTTCAGTTGAAGAATAATCTGTAACCAATTTAGTTGTACCCCACATGTG